GGTAGAAAAAGCGCGCCGAGGCCGCGGGAAACGCGCGTCCACGGGCGCGCGACAATGAAAGAACGGCCCAAAACGCTGCAAAAACGCAGCGTTTTTTGATGGATTTTCGGGAGGATTCGCGGATGAAGAAAGCAGATGCCAGGATCTCCGCGGACATCGCGGAGGAATTAACTGAGGCCCTGAAGGAGGCAACCGGAGGAAAGGCGCAGAAGCCGGCAAGGAAGGCCACGGCGGAGGATCAGAAGGCCGGGAAGCCGGCACGGAAGGCCGGAACGGGTACGAAAAAGACATCCGGACGGGCGAAGGCGCGCAGCGGAAGCGAGAAGCTGACGCCGGCGGCGCTTTACCGGAAGATGATCGCCTTCGGGAAGATCTACCAGGTCGAGAATGAACAGGATTTCATCGAGGCGGCGCGGATCTACGCGGAGGAGGCCGGGCTGATCGACCAGATGCGGGACCAGATCGCGGAGGATGGGCTGACGGTGGAAAAGACCTACAAAACCGGATCGGTGGAGGTGGCGCATCCGCTGCTGAGCGAGCTGCCTCGCCACGTCGAGAGCGCCAATAAATGCCTGGCGACGATCGGGAACATGATCGAAGAGCGCGGGGCCAGAGTGGAGCGCGCGGCGCGGGATCTGGATGCCTTCCGGCTGCACTGAGGCGGAGGCCGGGAAGATGAAAAAAGCCGTGATCAAATCCGTTGGGGAAATGACCGCGGAGAGCGCGATCCTGGGATACTGGAACGAGATCAACAACGGCGGGGTCAACGTCGGGAAATGGATTCGGATGCTCTATGAAGTGATCCTGCAGGGGATTACAGACGGGCGATGGTTCTATGATGCCAGGCTTGCGGAAAACGCGGTCGGATTCATTGAACGATACTGCCACCATTACAAGGGCAAACTGGCGCCGAAGAGGATCCGGCTGAGTCTGTGGGAGCGGGCAAGCATCTGTCTGATCTTCGGGATCGTGGACAGCGCCGGCAGACGACAGTTCGCGGAGGTCTTCTGGCTGGTAGGCCGGAAGCAGGGGAAGACGCTGCTGGCCGGAGCCATCGGGAATTACATGGCCTATGCCGCCGGTGAATATGGATCAGAAATTTACTACCTCGCGCCGAAGCTGGATCAGGCGGATCTGTGCTACAGCGCTTTTGAGTTTAATGTCCACGCGGAGCCGGAACTGGACGCGATTACGAAAAGCACGAAATACCGAGGGCTTGTGATCGGCGAAACGAATACGATTGTGCGGAAGCTGGCATTCACATCGAAAAAGTCAGACGGCTACAATCCGATGTTCTACTGTGCGGACGAAGTGGCAGCCTGGCCGGGGGTAAACGGCCTCCGGCAGTGGGAGGTCATGGTATCCGGCACGGGCGCCAGGGAGGAACCGCTGGGGATGGCGATATCCTCCGGAGGCTACGAGAACGAGGGGCTTTTTGATGAGCTGATGAAGCGCGGGACCGGCTTCCTGATGGGAAACAGCCGGGAACAGCACATTCTGCCGATTCTCTACATGATCGACAATGCGGAGAAGTGGAATGATCTGGAGGAGCTGGAGAAGAGCCTGCCGGGACTGGGAGAAAGCGTCAGCCGGGAATTCATTCAGCGGGAAATCGACATTGCGAATGAATCCATCAGCAAGGCGACGGAGTTCAAGACCAAATACTGCAACCTGAAGCAGAACCTGTCAACGGCGTGGCTGCGGGCGGAGGACATCAACAAAGCCTTCGGGCATGAGATGCCGATGAAGGCGTTGCGGGAGAAATACTGCGTGGCAGGGCTGGACCTTTCCCAGAGCGTCGACCTGACCAGCGCCTGCATCATCACGGAGATTGACGGTGTCCTGTGGGTGCATTCTCACTTCTGGCTGCCGAACAAGCGCCTGGAGGAGGCCACGAAGCGGGACAACATCCCGTATGAAATCTACATCAAGCGCGGCCTTCTGAGCCTGTCCGGCGAGGAGTTTATCAACAATGACGATGTGCTGCACTGGTTCATGGATCTGGTGAAAAAATACCGGATTTTCCCGCTGATCATCGGATACGACCGATGGAGCGCGCAGGATCTGGTGCAGAAGCTGAACGGAAAGCACTTCCACACGGACAGCGTGACGCAGGGGTTCAACCTGTCGGCGGTGTCGGACATGTTTGAGGGGATGCTCCGGGAGGGGCGAATCAGGGACATGGACAACAATGATCTGCTGAAAATCCATATGGCGGACGCGGCCCAGCAGATGGAAAGCAGCACGGAAAACGCGCATCCGCGGAAAAAGCTGGTGAAGATCAGCAAGAACGCCCATGTGGACGGCATGGCGGCCATCCTGGACGCGATGGCCATGAGGCAGTTCAAGTGGGATAAGCTGGGAAGCCGGCTGGAAAATAAACGGAGAGCAAAGGCCGCGGAGGCGGAGGGGTGAGACGGCATGGGAATGTTTGAAAAAATCTTCGGCAGGAAAGAGCAGCCGGCAAAATTGAAGAACGCGCAGCTTTTCCGGATGCTGGAGGGATATACGCCGGTCTGGACCACATGGCGGGGATCGGTGTATGAATCCGAACTGATCCGGGCGAGCCTGGACGCATGGGGACGCAATGCCGGGAAGCTGAAGCCGAATCTGCGGGGAGCGGCCATACCGGAGACACAAAACCGCATGAAGGTGAGGCCAAACGTGTTCCAGGAATGGAGTCAGTTCCTGTACCAGGCGGCAACGATCCTGGGCGTGAGGAACAATGAATTCATCGTCAAGACGCGGGCGGAGGACGGCACGGTGACGGGGATCATCAGCATCATCCCGGACAGCTGGGAGCTGGTGGAATACGAGGGCGAGCCATGGATCCGGTTTATCCTGCCTAACAACAAACGGCGGGCGGAGAGACTGGCGGAGGTCGGGATCATGACCAGGTTCCAGTATCAGAACGAGCTTTTCGGCGAGGGAAATGACGCGATGCAGCCGGTGCTGGATCTGATATCGATGCAGAGGCAGGGGATCACGGAAGGCATCAAAAACGGGAATGCCTACCGGTTCTGGGCGCAGAGTGACAACTGGGCCAGCGACGATGACCTGAGCGAAGAGATGGCCCGGTATAACAAGGTGACCTTCGGGAACAAGAAGACCGCCGGGGGCGTGCTGCTGTTCCCGAACATATACAGCGACATTCACGAAATGAAAACCAGCGGATTCACGGTTGACAAGGATCAGCAGGAGCACATCAAGGCCAATGTGTTTGATTATTTCGGCGTGAATGAGGAGATCCTGCAGAACAAAGCCTTCGGTGACACCTGGCTGGCCTTTTACGAGGGATTCGTTGAATGGTTCGCAATCCAGCTGGGCGAGGTGATCAGCGGGATGCTGTTCTCGGAGCGGGAGCGGACCGGATACGGAAATCAGATCTTCTTCAGCTCCAACCGGCTGCAGTACATGTCAAACGCGGACAAGCTCAACGCGGTGACCCAACTGGGCGACCGGGGACTTGCCACCAGGAACGAGCTGCGGGAGATTCTGAATATGGATCCGCTGCCGGAGGAGATCGGAAACCAGATCCCGGCGCGGGGCGAATATTACGACGTGACGAACCCGCCGGCAAAGAAGGCCGGGGACGGAGAAAACGGAGGAAAAGACAATGCCGATGAAGACGAATGAGCGGGAATACCGGGACGTGGACCTGAGCAGGTTCGAGTGCCGGACGCTGGAGGACGGCCAGGACGTGGTGGAAGGTTACGCCACCACCTGGGACGAGTACATGCTGTGGGATGACGGGGAGTACCGCATGTTTGAGCGGATTGACCCGCACGCCTACGACGAGTGCGACCTGAGCGACATCATTTTCCAGCTGAACCACGAGGGCCGGGTATACGCGAGAGGCGGAAACAAGACGCTGATCGTGGCGCCGGATGAAAAGGGCCTGCATACGCGGGCCTACCTGGGAGGCACGGAGACCGGCCGCCAGATCCGGGAAGAGATCAAGGGCGGATACCTGACAAAGATGAGCCAAGGATTCCGGGTGGACCAGGAAAAACGCGAGATCATCGAGGATCACGACACCGGGCGCATTGACGTGCACCGGACGATCCTGCGGATGAAAAAACTTTACGATGTTTCCGTTGTTTCGCTGCCAGCAAACGAAGCAACGAGCATATCCGCGAGGAGCTTCAGCGAGGGAGTTATCGCTGAGGTTAAGCAGGAGCGGCTTGCCGTAGAGGCCCGGCGGAGAAAGAAAGAACAGATTGCCATTATGGCGGAAATGATTTGAGGAGGAAAACAACATGAAGTACAAGACTTTGGCGGAAATCGAAACCCGCAAGGCTGCCATCCTCAGCGAGATGGAGCAGGAGGGCGCGGACCTGGACGCCCTGAAGAAGGAAATGGATGAACTGCGCGAGAACGCCCAGCAGATCCGCGAAGCCGCCGCGAAGGCGGAGGAAACCCGCAAGGCCATTGCCAGCGGCGCTGCCGGCATCACCGCAGGCGGCACCCACAAGGCGGAGACCGCCGCGAAGACCGTGGACGAGATCCGCGGGAGCCAGGAATACATGGACGCGTTCGCCCGCTACCTGGTGAGCGAAGACGACCGTGAATGCCGCGCACTGCTGACCGACAACGCGGCTTCCGGCGGACAGCTCCCGGTTCCGACACTGGTGGACACCATCATCCGGACCGCGTGGGAGAACGACGCGATCCTGAGCCGCGTCCGCAAGACCGCTTTCAAGGGCAACCTGAAGGTGCCGTTTGAACGCGCTGCGGATCCCGCGTATGAGCATGGTGAAGGCACCACGGCGATCACCGAGGAAGACCTGACCCTGGGCGTGGTCGAACTGAAGCCCGTGATGATCAAGAAGTTCATCCGGCTGAGCGACGAGATCGTGGCCATCGGCGGTGAGCCGCTGGTTGACTACGTTTACCGCGAACTGGCGCATCAGATCATCAAGCTGCTCTCCAGCAAGGTGATCGCGGACATCGCCGGCGCGGGCACCAGCCACACATCCAGCGCCATCGGCATCCCGAAGATCGCGGGCACTCCGAGCCTGACCATCGTGCCGGAAGCCGAAGCGAACCTGACGGACGAAGCGACCGACGTGGTCGTGATCATCAACCGGCTGAGCTCCGCCGCATTCAACGATGCGCGGGTGGCCGGCAACTTCGCGGTGGATCCGTATGACGGACTGGCTGTGCTGTACACCAACGCACTTCCGGCCTACAGCACCGCGTCCGATAACGCTGTCTGGATGATCGTCGGCGATCTGAACGGCGCCCAGGTGAACTATCCGGAAGGCGAGGGCATCATCAACAAGTGGGACGACCTCAGCGAGGCGGAGGCCGACATGGTGAAGGTTCACGGCCGGCAGTACGCAGGCCACGGCGTCACCGGCCCCGGCCGTTTCGTGAACGTCAAAAAGCCCGCTGCGGTGACGACCTGATGAAACGGAGGGTTGAAGGATGAAGGTAAAACTTCTGAGAGCGGCCCGGATCCGGCACGAAGCCGGGGAGATCGTTGAGGTCTCCCCGGCGGAGGCCGGTTTTCTGCTTTCCACGGGGTGCGCGGTGAGAGTGGTGGAGGCGCCTGCAGCGCGCGAAACGCCGGAAGATGCCGCAGCGAAGGAAACGCCGGAAGATGCCGCAGCGAAGGAAACGCCGGAGACGGCGGCCAGACCGAAGAAAACGACCCGGACGAAAAAGTAACGAGGGGGAAGCATGAAAAAGCCGTTCAGACTGCTGATCGCCGTTCCGTGCATGGATTACGTCCACGCGGATTTTCTGAAAAGCCTGGTGGGCCTGCAGGGACACCTGCAGCGGGAAGGGATCAATCACCAAGTTGAGATTGTCGCCGGAACGCTGATTTATTTCGCGCGGGATAAGCTGGCCTGCAAAGCCATCAACGAAGGATTCACGCACATTCTTTTCCTGGACAGCGACATGGTTTTCGACGAGAACATCGTGGAAACGCTGACCTTTTGCGGAAAGGATTTCGTGTGCGGCGCCTTCCAGGCGCGGCGGTATCCGTATGGCAAGTGCGTATACAGCAGTCTGGAACCGCTGAAGAAGGTGGAGAACTGGGGCCTGGAACCTTTCCGGGTGAAAGGCTGCGGGATGGCCTGCACGATGATCGGTGCGGAGGTGCTGGCGGAAGTGCAGCGCAAGTACGGCAGCTGCTTCTCACCGGAAATAATCAATGGCGTGAAATTCGGCGAGGACCTGGCTTTCTGTCACAGGGCGAACAGGATCGGCGCGGAAATCTGGTGCGAACCGACCGCGAGAATCGGACATATCGCGCACGTTCCGATCTGGCCGGGGGAGGAACCGGCCACATGAAAAGAATTCTGATCACGGCACCGCTGCGGCAGGATGTGGACGTATTCGAGGCATACCAGGAGGGGCTGGACAGACTGGAGGTGCCGGAAGGATTCAGCGCGGACCGCTTTTTCGTGGTGAATGACTGCGACGAAGTGATCCCGCATATCCGGGACGCGGAATACATCCGGGCCGAAAACGGCGAGGCATATGAGAAGACGCACAACGACCACCTGTGGACGCCGGGCCTGATGTGGAAGATGGGCGGACTGCGGAACATGACGATCCGGAAGATGCTGGACGGCGGGTATGATTACTGGCTGTCAGCTGACACCGACATTGTGCTGAACCCGTGGACGCTGTACCACCTGATCCGGGCGGACAGGGACATCGTGAGCGAAATATTCTGGACTCAGGCACCCAGCGGAAAATACTGGTGCAACGCGTGGATGGAAGACCAGAGCGCGGGCATGAGCGAGGAATGGAAAAAGCCGGGACTGTACCGGGTGGGAATGACGGGCGCGCTGACGCTGGTGAAGCGCAGGGTGTTCGAGGCCGGAGTGAGCTACGAGCGCATCCCGAACATCCGCCAGGCGCTGAGAGGCGAGGACCGGCATTTTTGTGTACGCGCGGCGTGCGCGGGCTTTGAGATGTGGATTGACACCCATTGCCCGGCGACGCATCTGTACACGCGGGAACTATTCGAGAAATACAAGGCGGGGAGAAGGTGAGAGCATGGGCGTGGTGTTTGAGAAGGTAAAGAACATGCTGCCGGTGAGCGGCAACGCTTATGACGCGGAGATTATCACGCAGATCAAGGCGGCGAAGCTGGATCTGACACGCACGGCGGAGATTGTGCTGCCGGGAGAGATTGCGATCAGCAGGGATGAGGAGACCGGTGAAATCACCGACGAAAGCACCCTGACAGATGAATATATCCTGACGGCTATCGCGACGTGGTGCAACATGCGGATCGGGAACCCTGCCAATTATGACAACCTGCTGCGGGCGTATGAGAGCATGAAAGGCTCCATGCGGATCAGCAAGCATTACACCACGTTCGGCGAGGTGGCGGACGGATGAGAAAGATGACAAGCTGCGTGCTGATCACATTCAGCCCGGACGCGCACGAAGTCGGGACGGATCCGGTGACTGAGCGCCGGGAAGTGAAATGCCAGGAAATGGGCCTGACGCAGGCGGAGAAAACGCAGGCGGAAGGAACCGGACTGGATCCGCGGGTGAGGCTGCTGATCCCGTATGACAGGGACTATCACGGAGAGCGGGAACTGGAATACAATGGGGAGCGCTGGGCCGTGGTGGATACCGACCCATACAAGGAATGGAATGGGGTTATCCTGACCATCCGGCGGAAGGCCGGGAACAGCGGAAGCGTGGTGAATGGGAATGCCTGAAGAGTATACGGCGCTGGTGGAGGCGCTGAAGGGTCTGAGCCAGGAGGGCGTCGTGCTGCCGATGGCGGAGGACGAATGGGCCACACGGCCGGACACCGTGAGCTACGGGGTTGTTCAGATGGATTTCGAGGCGGACGCGCTTTATGGCGACAACATGAAGCAGGTAATCGCCTACGAGGGCAGTGTGGATCTGTTCAGCCTGAAGCGGGACGGCGCCGGATGGGTGGAAATGATCACGGATACGCTGAAGGCACACTGTGATGGCTGCTGGAGCCTGAACCATCACACGCATGAACGCGAGACAGGGCTGTTTCACTGGGAATGGGCCTTCCAAGTCGAGGGGTGAGCATCCATGCCTTTTGTGATCCAGGTGGACGGACTGAACGAGCTGATCCGACAGATGGAGAAGGCTCCGAAGAACGCCGAGAAGGTCGCGGCGGAGGCGCTCTATGAGGGCGCCGGTGTGATGGCTGACGCGGTCAGCCAGGCGGTCGAGGGGATCGCCACTGAGCCGTTTCGATACGCCAAGGGCGGGAAGAAGCGGAAACCGTCCCCGGAAGAAAAGGCGGTGCTGCAGCAGGCGCGGAAGGGCGTCGCAAAGTTCAGGAAAAACGGCCTGGGCATCCAGACCAGCGTCGGACTGCAGAACGCGGGATACGCGCAGATCGGGAGCAAGACAAAGCCCATCCCACAGATTGCCAACGCCATCAACTCAGGAACCTCTTTCATGCAGAAACAGCCCTTTTTCCGCAAGGCATTTTCACAGAAGCAGGGCGCGGCGGAGGCCGCAATCGAAGCCGGGATCAAGGCCCGTGAAGACGAGCTTGAGATCGGCTAATTCTATTTTTCGGAGGTAAAACACTATGGGATATCCCAATGTAGGAATGATGTACCCCGTGTGGGCGCCGCTGATCAGTCACACGGATGGATCCATGCCGGTGTATGGCACGGGCCGGGTGATCCAGGAAGCGCGGAACGCGACGGTGAACCGCGAGTATGCGAACAATCCGCTGTACGGAGATGACCGTATCGTGGACGATGACAACGGCCTGACCGGGCTGACGATGTCCTTTGAAAGCACGGGCCTGTCCGATGAGGACCGGGTGGCCATGCTGGGCGAGGAAGCGAACGCAAACACGACCCTCGGCGGGCAGTGGGTGAGCGACAATGAGACGCCTTACGGCGGCTTTGCGTACATCCGCAAGATGCGGCTGGACGGCGTGAAGAAGTTCGAGGCGTGGCTGACGCTGAAGATCAAGTTTCAGGAAGAGAGCCAGGCGACGCAGACACGCGAGGGACAGATCAGCTGGGGAACGCCGACGCTGAACGGCCGTGCGGCCTCGCTGTTTGTGGACAGCGGGGACAAGGGACGGTTCCAGCTCCACGAGACCTTTGACCGCATCGCGGATGCGAAGGCGTGGATCAACGGGCTGCTGAATGTCAGTGCGACCACTGCATGACGAAAAAGACGGGGGCCGGAGGGATCCGGCTCCCGGTTTTTGTGCATGAACGGAGAAAAAGACAGGAGAGAAAACCATGACGGAGGTTAAGATCGGCGAGCGGACGATTCCGCTTTTTTATTCGACCTATGAAATGATCGCGATCCAGAGGGAAATCGGCTGCACGGCGTATCAGCTGCGGGATGAGGTGTTCGGCATCCGGCAGGAGGATGAGGATGACCCCATGTCTATCCGGATGGACGTCGTCACGGATCCGGAGAAGACGGAGAAGCTGGGGAAGCTGATCCGGATCCTGGGGAACGCCGGACTGGAAGAAAACGGAGAAGAACCGGATCTCACGGACAAATGGATCCTGCGGAGGATGAAGCCGACGGCCATCATGGCTTATGCCATCGCGGCAATGGCGGAGATCACCGAGGGCAACCGGATTGAGAAGATGCAGGATGAGAACCAAGGGGCCGTGGACGAGGGCCTGGAGGAACAGCAGGCAAAAAAACAGCCAGGGAAATGACCTACCTGCGGGTGGTTTCCTACGGACTGATCGCAGGACTGCAACGGAAAGAGATTGACCGGATGCGGCCGGGGGAGGTTGTGACGCTATACCTGTACCGGCGGAAATATGATCAGGAAACAGCGATAAGGATGTGAGAAAATGGCAGTCAACGTCAAGATGGGCGTCGATATCGGCGGCTTTACCGCAGGCATCAAAGAGGGCCAGCAGATCCTGAAGGGCCTGAACGCGGAGATGAAGGCCAGCGAGGCGGAGTTCAAGGCCACCGGGAACGCGGAACAGAAACTGACCAGCCAGACGAAGACGCTGACCAGCCAGCTGAACGTCCAGAAGGGCATCGTGAACCAGTGCAAACAGGCGCTGGACAAAATGACGGCGAACGGCGTGAGCCCGGCGAGCAAGGAATACCAGAAGCTATACTTGCAGATGATGAACGCGCAGGCCGGGGCGAGCGAGGCACAGGCGGCGCTGAACGCCCTGGGAGGCGAGGCGAGCCAGGCCGCGGACGGGGCGACGCAGCTGACAAACAGCCTGAACGGGATCAGCAAAAAGCTGAGCCTGGATCAGGTGATCAGCGGGATAAACTCCATCACCTCCGGACTGGAACGGGCGACTGAAAAAGCTCTGCAGTTGGGAGAAACCGTGTTCAACGCGGTGATGGACAAGGCCAAATGGGCGGACGATACCGCCATGATGGCTGAAATGTATGAAATTCCGCTGGAAAGATACCTGCAGATGCAGAAGCTGGTCCAGAACGGAATGGACACCAGCGTGGAGTCCATGCTTTCCTCGATGGACAAGATGAACAAAAACGTCGGGAAAGGCACAAAGGCGACCATGGAAGCGCTCAGCGAGCTGGGCCTGGTCATGACATCCACCGGAAAGAACGGGGAAGTCTTCGAGCATCTGGTGACCGAAGACAGCATGGACCTGTTCTTCCGGGCCGGGAAAGCGATCAATGAAATGGGCAAAGGCTTCGACAAGGAAGCGTCGGCTCAGGCAATTTTCGGACGGAGCTGGAAAGAACTGGTTCCGCTGTTCAATAAGTACCAGACGGTCGAGGAATACAACGCGGCGCTGGACAACACCAAAACCAACACCGAAGAAGAAGTGACAGCTCTGGCGGAACTGAACGATAAGATGTCGGAGCTGAAGGGGAACCTGGACACCCTGGCGACAAGCGTGCTGGCGCAGCTGGCTCCGGCGCTGACAACGGCGGCGGACGCGCTGAACGGACTGCTGACCAGCCTGCTGGATTATCTGAAGACTCCGGAAGGCCAGGAGATGCTGGACAACCTGGGAACAGCCGTCAGTGGACTGTTCGAGGATCTGGGTCAAATTGAACCGGCGGCTGTGGTGCAGGGGTTCACAGGCGTCATGGAATCCGTGACCGGGAGCCTGCAATGGCTGGTTGAAAACAAGGATGGCGTGGTGGACGCGATGAAGGCCATTGTGGTCGGATGGGGTGCGCTGAAGTTGACCGGCGGGGCGCTGCAGGTGCTGCAGCTGATTAAAGGGGTCAAGGGCCTCAGCGGGAAGAACATCGCGGACGCCGGGAACGCGGCAGCCAACGCGGCGGGAGCCGGAGCCACAGCTGGGGGAGGATCGTCTATGTTGACTTCCGTCGCTGCGGGGATCGCGAAAGCGTTGCCGTGGGCAGTCGGCGCTTATGTGGCATTTCATGTGTCGCCCGGGAGCGATGAAATCGGGGACAATACCCTGGTGGACAAAGAAGGCAACCTGACCAAGGAAGCTGAACATTACGGTTTCAAAAAGGATGAAAACGGAGACGTTTATCAGGATCGGTCGCAGATCATCAGCGACGCGGCACAGAAGGCCTGGGATCTGTACCGGACAAATCAGCTTGACCAGGCGGCCATGACGGAGCTGCAAACAAAGCTCCTGAACGACGCGGCATTCCAGGATTTGACCAATCGGTTCATGAGCGCCCGGAACGGGAGCAAGGACTGGAAGGATATCGAGGATCTGGATCTGTCCGAATGGGTAAACCAGTACGGCGCGCCACAGGTCCCGGTGGAGCCGGTTCCGGCGGAGGGAAGCGCGGAGAAGATCGCCCAGGAGGTGGGCATGGTAAGCATCCCGGCAAGCCTGGTGTTCGGGGGCTTTGACAGCGGAGGCCGGAACCGGAATATGCCAATGTTCTACGCCAACGGCACGAGCTACGTCCCGCGCGACGGACTGGCCTACCTGCACAAGGGCGAGCGGGTCACGCCGGCGCGGGAGATCGCGAGCCGGAACTATTCCAGCAACCTGTATGTGGAATCCATGTACATGAACAACGGAACGGATGCCCAGGGACTGGCGGCGGCGATGGCCGCGGCGCAGAAGCGCCAGATGGCCGGGTTCGGTTCGTAAGGAGGGCACGATGGGACAGAGCTATTTCATCTGGAAGGGGTTTGACTGCCGGAGCATGGGCGTCATCCTGGACGCGCCCTTTGCGATCATCCGGCCGGAGGAACGCGCGGAGCACGTGCAGATCCCCGGGCGGAGCGGAGATCTGACCCTGACAGAGGGCGAGAATATTTTCAACAGCTACATCCAGACGGCGACCATCAAGGTCAAGGGCGGATTCCGGGTCCGGAAGATATACGACTGGCTCCGGGGCAGCGGGTACGTGACCTTCAGCGGGGAGCCGGACCGGCGGCAAAAGGCGCGGGTCATCGGGGCGATCACGCTGAACAAGCACGCCTACAACCTGGACTGGTGGGTCGGGGAGGTGCAATTCTACTGTCAGCCGCTGAAAGAGCTGATCACCGAAGAGACAAAGACCCTGACCGCGGCGGGGAACGTCATCAACTCGGGGGACGTGGATGCGCGGCCGCTGTGGAAGGTGACGCCCAGCGGGAGCACCGTCACGCTGACCGTGAACGGGGGAGCTTTCGTGGTCACCGGCACAACCAGCGGGACGGCGATCCTGATCGACAGCGACGCGCAGGAGGTGACCAGCGCCGACCGGTCCACGCTGCTGACACAGAACAGCACCGGGGAGTTTCCGGTGCTTGTGCCCGGAAGCAACGCGATCAGCGGCAGCGGGTGGAGCCGGATTGAAATCACAAAGAGGGAGCGGTTCCTGTGATCAGCGTATATGACATTGGGAATGAGAACTTCGACCGGAACGGGAACGTGATCGTCATGCCGACGGGAGGGACCGTGAAGCAAGTCGCCGGCGGGAATTACGAGATATCCATGACGGTGCCGATGGATCCAGCGGGGAACTGGAAGCACCTGGTTCCGGGGGCCGTCGTCAAAGCGCCGGTACCGAAGGAAGTGATCCCGAACGCCTTCGCAGGTGTGGCCGCAGACGTTTACAAGACGAACACGGCGGCGGAACTGCGGGAGAGCGCGCTTGCGCCCTCCACGGTCACATACCAGACATGGAACGGAAACGGGAATTACGAGGTCGGGGACAAAGTTACCTACGGAAACCATAATTACAAATGCACATATTTTGACGGCGGCAGTATGCAGAAGATTGTCACGCCAAACAATA